TAATAGTGATTATGGAATTGTTGGCCTAAATAGCACTCCTATTGTAAGAAGATATAATGAGTTGGCAATTGAAAATTATAATAGTTTGCGCGTGAATAATCTGCATCAGGATTGTTAGAATTATCTTGATGAATCGTAATAGGCTTGTCGGATCTTTCGCTCACAACAGGCACATAATCAGTGTTTAAAATATCTGCTAAATTTTTATCAACGTCACTCATAATATTTTATGTTATATTTGGAAACTCTTCAATAGTTGTATCAAATCCAAATGCGGAATTTGAATTTGCAGTATTTGGATCTGGATTAACCTCAATATTTACTAATTGGAAATCGTTTGTAGAGAATGATGCTATATTATAAGCAGCATTAGAAACAACACCAGTAATAAATTTACCAGATTCAAGAACACCAGAGGTGTCTACGACAATCAAAGTATTTGTTGTTGGGCTCCAAGATTGAACGAATGTTGTTGCTGTTGCTGTATCATATGAATCGCCTTGGAATAGCAATTCTCCAACTTTAAATGTACCAGAACCATTAGTAACGGTAATTTTTCTAGTATTAGATGTATTATATACATCATTGTATGTATTTGCACTGACAGTTCGAATAATCTTCGTATTGGCTATAGGACCATACATATAACCTTTCATAGTAAAATTTAAAGTCCAAGTAAGAACTCTTAAATTTTCTGGACCACCAATATAATCTGGATCGTAAGAAACGTTTTGTAGAATAATTGGAAGGTCAATTGGTTCATTTAAACCAGCAATGTCAGCAGTTAAGGTATAATCTGGTGTGAAGTATGGCAATATTTGCTCAATAATTTGCGTGCCATCTTCAGTGTTACGAACATAAACATTCAAAGAGAAATCAAAGTTATATGGCGCCATTCTAACGCTACGCACACTATCACCACTTAAAGGAGAAAATGTGCGATTAAACATACTTGTTTTACGAATAGGGTCGTAAGTGATAGAAACTATTTCAAAACTCATACGAGGCAATGTAATTTGAACTGCCTCATTCATATTCGGATCTTGTTGTAAACGAGAATAAAATTTTTCTTTTTGAGCGTATGAGAGCGGAACAGTTATTCTTTCAATTTCTTGCGTTCCCGCTTTATTGTATCGAACAAGACGAATGTTATTGAACATCGTGCCAAAAGCCACGACCATTTTTCTTGTAATACGATGATAGAAGTGTGTATTAGATAACATAATTACTCGTTTGCGCTACCGAATGGATTGAGTTCCGACCAATCAAGAATATTGTCGCCTTCGCTTTCAATTCTGACATTATCATCAAATTTCTCAGTTGAATTTTCTTGCATATTTCCACTTAAAAGCGTCCACGCAGCTTGGCTAGAGTTACCGTTTACAACAGTATTAGAAGCAAATGAACCTCTAATATGCATTAATGTTAGTTTTGAATTGACTTTATCCCAATTTCTAACATATCCGCGAGCAGTTGATGTTGCGAGCGTAGAACCTTGATACACAATTTCGCCATGTTTGTATGTTAAACCACCACCAGGCTGCATTGTAAATTCAACACTAAACGCATTTTGATCTGCGACGCCATCAATAATTGGAACGCCAGTCTGTAGAAGTTCCCCGTTATACTTGAACAATTCACAGGATAAACCATACATATATGGCATAATTCGATTATCTAATCCACCCCTAGACCCACCTGTAGATCTACCAAGCTGGAAGAAGTTTTTTTCTTGTTCAACAAATTTTATTTCCATTAATTTTTGTTGAATAGGAAGGTAAATCAAATCACCCTCTTTTGGTGTATTTCTTGTTGCAAATGGAATATATCTTTCAAAAGTTCTTCTTGCTAAAGCAAGTTCAACTCCTTTATCAATTTGCAAACCAAATTTAGAGAAAAATTCTTGATTACCTTGGAAGTCATTAAACGTTTCCAAATAAACTTCAAGTTTATATGCGCTTGTGAATGACTTTACTGGATCATCGCCAAATAATTCATCTAATTGTGATTGAGAATCACGAGGAATGTAATATACATCTATTCCATGATTACGAATAGACTCAATCACCATGTCCTCGATTAGGAACTGCTCACGAGTTGCTCCTTGATTGTTGAAATATACACTTGTTGCCATTTTTTACCCGACAAACATTGCAGGTGGAGACTCATATGTATCACGAAGCGTTTCTTCTAATTTCTCGACTTCTGCCACAGCATCATTGTATATTTTTTCGCCATTTACAACAAGACCACCAGGTAGCGTGTAATTTGCATATTTTGTTAGGTTAGTTCCCCATTGCATTTTAAATAGTGCAGTCGTATAACTCTTAATCCATGGATCGGAATACACCTTCCCATAAATTTCTGGATCAACAATTCTAAATGCCTCAAAAACAATATAATCGCCTGGATTTAAACGACCGCCCCAATCCATATAAAGGTTGACTCGTTTTGTTTTTTTATTGAAATCGAAAGGAATTTCTCCAGTTACGATCATATCGAGCATTGATAGATGCTCACGAGCAATCACATAATAAGTGTATGAAGACGCAAGAAGATTATAAAAGTCGTTTAAACGAATTTGATAGTTAATATCAAAAATATTAAATCCAGAAGTGCCTCGAGAACTTATACTTTGTCCAGTAATAGGCATTAAACGAGTAATGCCGATAATATTATCAGAAACTGTAATATATCTGTTGGTTTGGTCTGCTTGAGTTACTTGATGCGCAAGATAACATTCCTCAACACCATCGTAATGAAATTCTCTGAATTTAGAAAGAGCATCGTCTATGCGATCTTCTAATTGATCGTCGTCTGCATTGATATCAACTACTGGGAATCCGAGACGACGAAGAGCATAGTCTTTAAGTTCCATGCGGCTAGATGGTATTGCCATTTTTACATCTCATTGGTGATTTATGATTTATTTATAAGTTATGTTAATCCATATTGATGGAGTATAAATGCTTCTGCGCCGCCTCCACCACTTGCAGCTGTAAACGCTATATTTGCATTTCCAGACGATCCAGCAGCAACAGAAACAGTCACAGTGGCTGTATTTACAAAATTAAGAGCAACTGCGTTTAGCTGAGAACCCGAGTTAGCAAATACACGAGTTGTATTTGCTGCAACATTTGCTTGACCATATGCATTTCCAGCAATAGTCACACCAGAGTTTGCTTGTGTATATGCCGCATTCGCCTGCCCATAGGCTGTATTTGCTTGAGTTCTGGCGGTATTCGCTTGATCTCTGGCGTTGTTTGCTTGCCCATATGCATCTGCCGCTTGAGCAGAAACATTAATTCCGTTACGAGTTAATAACGATGCAGCATTAACTGTAGTGACATTAATTGTTGTTGTATTAATACCAGTTGTAATATTCGCATTACCAACAACGTGTAGTTTAGATGAAGGATCGATTAATCCAACACCAAAATTTCCTCCAGGAATAGCAGCTATATGATCGTCTGCATCATTTTCCATTCCGAGCAACAATGTCATTGACTCGCCAGTTCGGGCAAAATATCGAATATATGCTCGATCTCCACTGCCACCACCTGGATCAGAAGGGAATTGAATACCTGCAGTTGCACTATTACCAGCTGCAGGCATAATAGCACCATTAGCAACCTGCAAACTTGCTAATGGTGTTGTTGTTCCGATACCAACATTTCCCGATGTAACTCTTAAACCACCAGTAACATTTCCAGCAAACGCCACAGAACTATCGCTTTGACCTAATGTGAGCGTTTTACCTGTGAGGGCACGAACAGAACCATTTTGCTCAAAAATAATGTCAACGACGGAAGTGCCGTCGCCAATGTAAACATTTGCTGCAGTGTTACCAAAAGTGATAGATCCATTTGGATTTTGAATGTTGAGGTTTCTCGAGTTATCGAGGTAAATCATTGCATCAACATTACTGTTGGTGTCGCGAAACTCAACGTAACTATTGGCTGGTGTTATGATTACATCTTTTGGCATTGCACTACCTTATTCGTTAAGTTCCTTTGATTCTTCCGCCACCGAGGCGTATTCTTCTAGCATCAAAGTTTCCTTGGAATCCTAAATTACCTGTTCCGCCATCTTTTACTGCAAACTTAAATGTTGGAGTCACATATGGTGTATCTAAAAATACATTCACATCACGCATCCAAAAACCTTTAGACTGATTTCTGTTATTCAAAGAAATGCCTACAGAAATATGTCTTGGAAAGTTAGTTGGAGCAATAACTAATTGTCTTTCTTCATATTGTGTTGATGATAATGCAGTATAGGTATTTGACACTACGCCACCTGAATACCAACTTCTAAAATCAGCGTTTCCAGCAACATTAACATTCCCAACACGATTTGGATCAAGTGCTCCTTGCGCTGCACGAGCAGTAAATATTGGATAATTAGTTCCAAAACTTGGTGCAAGTTTAATTTGACACGATGCGCGGAGTGTTGTTCTTGCTGGAACATATACCCATGTAAACCAACCAGAACCAGCATCTTCACCGTCACTGATATGAATAACTCGCCATGCGTTTTCAGTTGCATCCCAATATCTTTCAACAAGGTATGCAAACTGACGATGCTTGTCAATTTCGAAATCATCTTCAATAATTTCAACTAATTGATGCCCAGCAACACCACGATCAATTTGGCTATGAAACCAACCTCTTTGATATGTGTTTGGATTATCTCGATTATATGCGTTACCAAATGCGCTGCAAAGTTTGTATTGAGAATAGTAAAATAAAGCATTGCCTCTTTCTGGATTAATACCGTATGTTCCACCTGTTATTTTAATTTTGTAAAGTGGAATTGGACCTGGTGCCGCCAAATTCATTTCATTGTTATGCGCATCAACTATAACATGGTGTGTTCCATAGTTACCATCATATGGTATCAATCTAAACCCACGATCATTTCTAGAACTGTAGTTATATGCTAGTTCACCATATGCACCATAATATTCTGCTCGAATTCCCCAAATGCCACCTGATGCAATACTGTTATACAACGCAATACCATCACGATACCATAAGCCTATATTGCTATTGAATGCTCCTACTGATACTGCTGCTCTATTTTGACCGTTTTGAGCGTAGTTAAAGAATCCGCCAAGATCACGAGTAGAATTACTTCCTGTTAATGTCACGCCTTCTAACCAAGGACCAACATCCCATCGCGGCATTGTATTTACAGGAACAACTGGTGGATTTGAACTGCTATAAAAACCATTGTCAATATAAACACCAGATTCTGCGCCACCTTGAGATGAACCGACATATCTAAATTGAATGTCTTTCATCATCAAACGACGAGTGTAGTTCGTTGTGAATGAGTTTGTATACATTCCATAATAAGATGAATTGGCTGCAACAGGCTCAACAACGATTCTTCGCGTCATTCGAGTTACAAGAGCACCTGCAACCACGTTATAACCAATTGCTCCTGAGAGTGTGATCGTATTTGCACTGATTGAAGATACGTTGTGCACAAACGGAACTGCTCTCGGATAAGCGTTATATATTCTATCTGATGTATTTCCGCACTCGCTTCTTGCTTCAATCCAAATTTCGTCATTCGCTAAGAACGAAGAAACATTTGCAACAGTAATGGTAGTTTGAGAAGAGTTTGATGCTTGTGTTGTTAACGTTGCAATTTTACGAACTTTTTCAGTCTTACCATGAATTTTATCTGAGCCTGTTTCGTAAATGGTATTTCCTGTGACTGTTCCTCTAATAGATTGAACAGTTCCATTGGTAGGAATATACTCAGATGCACTATTATTTGTGATTGTATTTGCAACTTCTAATTGCAATCCCCAAAAATCGACAACGTTGTTTGTTGTTGAATTATTAACGATGTCTATAAATGTTCTTGATCCTGCAGTTGGAATTCCAGTGAATACAACTCTACGCCATTCATTTGCAACTAGTGTGGAACTATAATCTCCTTGTGGATTTGTATCGTTAAAGTCGCAAAATAAGTTAGTTTTTACACCAGAAATAAATCTTGCCCAAAAACTTAATGCATAAGTGTCAGTTCCATTCGTAGTTACAGCAGGAATATTGACTCTTAATATAGCAGTTCCAGTATTTGATTGTGTCCAGCGAACTGCGTCAGTTGATCCGTCAGGAGCATCGATGCCAGTTGTAAATGTTGCATTTGCTATTAAACTCGTCCATGCACCTGCTCTATAAACACTATCATTGGCTAGATTTGGACCATTGACTGTCAGAGTATTCGCAGTGTAATTAATGCCAATAATATTTTTAATATTTCTGTTTCCGCTAATTCCAAACGTTATTTTCTGACCAACACGCCAAACCTTTGAGTTTGCAACAGTAATTGTATTGCCAGTATAACTC